TTAACACATATTTAACACATTAATTATATCCATTGTTTTTTCTTTTTCTTTTTTTAGCACATGAGTATAAATATCAGCTGTGATACTTATAGTTGAATGGCCTAATAAAATAGATACTGTTTTTAATGGAACGTCATTTTCAAATTGTAGTGTAGCATAAGTATGTCTAAGTGCATGAAATTTTTTATGTTTAACATTACATTTTTTTAAATAATTTCTCCATGAAGTATCTACCCATGATTTATGAATTAAATTTCCGTCTTTAGTTAGAAAAATAAAACCTTTATATTCATCTTTATAATAAGTTCCTGCTTTTAAAATATTTATATTTTGTTGCTTTTTTATTTCTTTTAATATCGGAATCAAAGAATCAGGAAGAGGAATTTTTCTTATTGAATTTTTAGTTTTAGGTGAGTGTATATCTCTAACTAATTTTCTTTCTTCACCAATAATAGCTGTATAGCATGTTAAGGTTCTTTGTATACTGATTTCTTTAGAATCTAAATCTATATCATCCCACTTTAATCCTAAAACTTCACCTTGTCTCATACCAGTAGCTAAAGAAGCTAAAGCGATATATTTTATTAATTTTGGATAGTTATCAGTATAATTTATAATTAATTTTAAATCTTCTTTGCTAAATATTTCAACTTCTGCTGCTGCAGTATAAAAATCTTTTGGAATTTTTATATTATCACATGGATTTCTTAAAATAAATCCTTCAGATATAGAATACTTAAAAAATCTTTTAAGTAATTTATCAGCTCGTTTAATACTGGATGTACTCTTACCATTTTTAAATAAGTCATTATAATATCTTTGTATATCAAGAGCTGTAATATCCTTGATATATTTATTACAAAATGGGGCACATTTCAAATAGGTTCTGTATGTACATTCATACCTATCAAAGCAAGAATCTTTTATGCTTCCCTTAATAAACTCAAATAACCATGTTTTGATAGCACCAGAAAGCATTACATCACTATTTATAGTTAATCCATTTTTTAACCCAAACTTATAATCTTCTAACTTTTGTTGCGCTTCCTTCTGAGATTTTCCGTAAAAGTATTTTCTTATTAATTTTCCATTTGCATCTCTACCAAAAGATGCAGATATTCTAAAATAATTTTTCCCATTTGCTGTATAGTTAGTTTTAACGGCCATATTATCAACTCCTTTAGTTAATATCCTTCCTTATAATTCCTAAGCCATTATTAAAATATAAAATAATATCATCACATTCATAATAAATACCATGTTTTCTTTTATGGTATTGTATAGATTCATCAAAAAAAGAATCTGTTATTGTTAGATATTCAGCAATCTCATATCTATCATTGGCTCCGGATTTAATAGCTGCAACTATATGCGATATACTACATAGTCTCTCAATAGCTTTAGCATGAGCTATTAATTCTTGTTTAGCATTTCTTATATCTTTTAAATCTGTTATATTTCCTACGGTAGTTTTAAAGTGTCCATGGTACTCTTCGGCGTAGATGCAGGCTTTTTCTGCGATTGTAGTAAGTTTCTTGCTTAGGCCTATTTTATTTCCTTTACACAGACCTAGTGCTTTTGATTTAAAATATTTTTCAACCACAATAATATTGTCTTTTTCACTTTCAGCTAGTAGCCTCTCGAATCTGTTCATATGCCAACACCCTTTATAGTTCGTCTAAATCTTCTTTCATAAGTTTTTGTTGTTCTTCATCATTAGAAAAATCATTATGAGCAGCTATTTGTATACTATTAATTTTAGATATTTTTCTACTCTTATTTGTTATTTCAGACACTTTAAACTTTATAAAAGAATCTACACATTTTTGAAGATCTTTAATATCCAGTTCCGATATTTCATATTGTGCATCATTAGTATCTAAAATGATATTACCTTCTGAATCACATATAATATTAAAGTTTAGATTACACAAGTACTGCTCTATTAAATACCCAAGTTGATTTTTAGATTGACTTTTAGGAATGTCTGAATCAAAAAAATCACTTATAGATACGTCTAAAGCATTAGCTAACTTTTGAAGTGTTTCACTTGTCGGACTGCTTTTATCATTTTCTAAATCACTAATAGTTGACTTAGAAAGTCCAGTAAGTTCATTGATTTTCATCATTGAATACCTTTTATTTTTTCTTATATTACGTATATTTTCACCTAATGACATAATTATTACTCCTCACATAAAGTATTGTTTACCGTACTTTTATTATACCATTGCGTTCGGAAAAGTAAACCTGTAAATTAAAGCAAATTAAAGCAAATTAGAGCAAAAACCTTGAAATATAGAAAGAGTTCGCCAAAAAGGTAAAAAAATGTTCGTTTTTGCGGTAAAATACTGCTTGTCTTATGTTCGGTAAACAGGTAATATTATATACAGGAGGTGGACATAATGGAGAACAAAATCCATACAATTATTAAAGAAAAAGGATTAAAGATAAGCTATGTATTAGATAAAGTTGGACTTGCTAAGTCGTCATTTTATGATATTATGAATGGAAAATCTATTCCTAGTTTAGCGAACGCAAGAAGAATTTGTGAAGTTTTAGAAAGAAATTTAGATGATGTATTTCCAGAAGAGTTTAAAAAGGAGGACATACTGTAATGAAACTGCATGAGATACTACAAGAAATATTAGGGACATTAAAAAATAATCAACCTAAAGCAACAATGACTGTTATTGAATGTTCTGATTATATGAATGTAAGTAAAGATAAAATCAGGGAGTTAGTTAATAAAGTTAATACAGATTTCCCATACTTTAAAGTTGGTGCAAAAGTTTTAATTGACAAGACTAGATTAGATTTATGGATAGAGAGTATAGCAAAAGAACATAGAAAACTATAAATGAATAGATTAAAGGAGGAAGAAAGGTGAATAAATTAATACCATTAGAATTTAAAAATCAAAGGATAATGACAACCAAGATTTTAGCAGAGGAATATGGAACAGAGGATATAAGAATCCAACAAAACTATTTAAGAAATAAGGAAAGATTTATAGAAGGAAAACACTTTTATAAACTTGAAGGTGAAGAACTAAAGAGATTCAAGACAGACTATCTAAATGATAGTTCGTTAAAAATAAATTCACTTATTTTATGGACGGATAGAGGAGCATCAAGACATGCAAAAATTTTAGATACTGATGAAGCTTGGAATGTATACGAGGAACTTGAAGAAAATTATTTTAATCCAAGAGCAAATACACCAACTTGTATAGAAGATATTCTAATATCTAGTTTACAAGAAATGAAAGCAATTAAGTATGATGTAGAAGTTATTAAACAAGCAAATGTAGAAACCAAAGAAGAAATACAAGGAATAAGAGATATAACTGGACTTAATTCTATAGAATGGAAAGATGATTCTAAAAAATTAATAGTAAAGATAGCACATAAACTAGGAGGCAACCAATTCATACAAGATGTATATAAAGAAGTTTATTCTAATTTAGAAAAAAGAGTAGGTTGTCAATTACAGATAAGGCTTACAAATAAACGTAGAAGAATGGCAGATGAAGGTATTTGTAAATCAAAGAGAGATAAATTAAACAAGCTAGATATTATAGGTGAGGATAAAAAGATTCTAGAATGCTTCTTAGCTATAGTAAAAGAACTTGCAATTAAATATGGAGTTTAAGGAGGAGATAAATAATGGCATTTAAATGCGCATTGGATATAGCTGATGAAGCTAGGAGATTATATCTAGAAAACTTAAACTATGAAGATGCTTATAAAAAAGCAAAAGATATATTTTTAGGTAAAAGAAAAGCCACAAGGATACCGACCAAGTAATCCATGTAGCGATAGTAAAATATTCAACATAATTATATCACAGTAAAGGAGCATACGTAAATGGGTAAGAAGGTAGCATTAGTTAAATTCCTTAATGGTTCATTTGACCAAGAATATTCTTACTTCACAAATAGTGAAACTTTGAATAAAGAGGATCTATTGATAGTACAAGCAGGTACTTCTTATGGACTAGCAAAGTTTACAAGGTATTCAACTAATAAAATACATGTAAGCAAAGCGGAAAAATGGATTATTAAAAATATAACTCCAGATGTTGAAGAATTTGAGGAAAAATTATTCCTAGGAGGTTTTGATTGATGGATAAAAATTTAGAAATAATTCAGCAAATATTCCAAGAAGCAATCAGATTAGATTGCACACAAGATCAAAATATAGAAGTTAATTATTATTCAGGCTCTAAACGATTAAGGGTTGAAATTGCTTATCAAGGTAATCCAACATTTAATGATGGGTTAACAAGATCCTATTCTGTAAGTGTTAAAAATACAGAACTACTTGGTAAGGTATTAAGTGAAGTTAAGGAACTTGAAATACCTGTAGATGATGATTTTTTAGGAGATTAACATAATGGGTAAAAAGTTAAGTAAATCTGAATTTATGCATAAAGTCATAAATGACAGATATAAAAAGCAAAGAGCTGAAAAAGAAAAATCAGAAGGTGCTGATAGATACACCTTTGATAATATGAATAAATCTAAAAATTCTAGGAGGAAATAAATTATGAAAATTAATGTTGAATTTAATAGTGTAGAGGAAATGCAAAGTTTTGCAAAATTAATAGGAGCACCATGTAACTGTAATGGAAATAAAGTTGGAATAAAAGCTCCTACAGAGCAAGAAGCTAAGAAGGAAGATAATTCTAAGAGTAATAAGAAGAGCACTTCTAAAAAGGCAGAGAAAGCTAAAGAAGAAGTAGTAAAGGAAAATCACACAAATGCAGTAAAGGAAAATGAATCTGAAAAAGTTCAAGCTGAGATTGTAGGAGTTGATAACACATCTACTGAGCCACCTAAAGATGTAGCAGCTACAGAAGAACCAAAGGTTACTAAGGAAACCATAAGAGCTGCATTTGCAAAACTTATTAAAGCTGGCAAAGCTAAAGAGGCTAAGGATATTACTGCTAAGTATGGAGCTAATAAAGTACCTGATTTAAAAGAAGAAGATTATGCATCAGTATTAAAGGAAGTAGAGGAATTATTATAATGGCACAACATGCACTACTAAGTGCTAGTTCGTCTCATAGGTGGCTACATTGCCCACCTAGTGTGAAATTAGAGGAAGGGTTTGAGAATACTACAAGTGTATTTGCAGAAGAAGGAACTTTGGCCCATGAGCTTGGAGAAATAACATTAAGATTGAATCTTGGAGAATTTACAAAGAGAAAATATAGTTCACAGCTAACCAAGATTATGGAAAATGAATTATTCACAAAGGACATGCCTGATTATGTAGATATGTATGTAGATACTTGTATGGAAAAAGTGTCTGAAGCTAAAGCAACTACACCAGATGCAATAGCTATAGTAGAACAGAAGTTGGATTTTAGCAATTGGGTTCCTGATGGTTTTGGAACAGGAGATTTTGTAATAATCGCAGATGGAACAATGGAAATATGTGATTTAAAATATGGAAAAGGCGTTCAAGTAAGTGCTAAAGATAATTCACAAATGAGATTATATGCACTTGGAGCAATAAGCCAGTTTGAATTTTTATATGACATACAAAAAGTTAAAATGACAATCATCCAACCAAGATTAGACTCAATAAGTACTGACGAAATGACCGTAGAAGAGCTATTAAAATGGGCAGATGACTATGTAAAACCAAGAGCAGAACTTGCGATTAAAGGTGAGGGTGAATTTTGTACAGGAGATCATTGTAAATTCTGTAGAGCAAAAGCAGTTTGTAGAGCTAGAGCGGATAAGAATATGGAACTTGCACAATATGAATTTCAAAAACCACCTACATTAGATAATAACGATATAGGATTTATTTTAAGTAGAGTAGATGAGCTAACAAGTTGGGCCACAGATGTAAAAGAATATGCATTAAAACAAGCTCTACAAGGAGAAGAATTTGATGGCTTTAAAGTTGTTGAAGGTAGAAGTAATAGGAAATGGGCAAATGAAAAAGCTGTTGGAGATATATTAATAGAGCAAGGATTCTTAGAAAATATAATCTATACTAAAAAACTTACAGGTATTTCTAATATGGAAACTGCTATAGGAAAAAAAGAAGTTAATAGGTTATTAGGTGACTATATAGTCAAGCCACAGGGTAAACCAACACTAGCATTAGTAACAGATAAAAGACCAGTGTTTAATCCTGCAAAAGCAGATTTTGAGTAAGGAGGAATAGAGTATGGAAGAGAAAAAAATAAAAAACATATTAGAAAAAATACAGCTTTATAAGACAGGATTAAAGGCTGAAAATGAAGCCATTTTTAAAGGAATTATAGAGGGATTGAGTTTAGCAGAATCATTTATTTTAATTGAATTTATGGAGGAAAAAGCGTGATAGATAGTTTTAACAGAATTGAAAACGCGTCAGACCAGTTACATGGATATGCTCAAGAAGTAGAAAAAGTAGTATCTGAGTTTGTAGAACTAGGATACTCAAAGGATCAATCAATAAAAATTGTTAAGATGGCTATTGAGGATATGAAAGTGGATGCGATGTATGAGAAGAATGAAGCCATTTTTAAAGGATTAACTAATCAAAATTTAAGAATTGAAAGCGAGGATAAATAATTATGATAAAAGCAAAAAGAACAGGAACTAAGGTAACTACAGGAAAGGTAAGACTATCATACGCCCATATATTTGAGCCACATGCCATGAATGAGAGTCAAGAAGCAAAATACAGTGTATCTGTAATAATTCCAAAAACAGATACAGAAACTCTTAAAGCTATCAAGGAAGCTACAGATCAAGCAAAGAAAGATGGAGCAGGTAAGTGGGGCAATAAAATTCCCGCAAATCTAAAAACACCTTTAAGAGATGGTGATGTTGAAAGAGAAGATGATGAAGCATATGCAGGTTGTTATTTCTTAAATGCAAGTTCTAAGAATAAGCCAGGTGTAGTTGATGCAAATGTACAACCAGTACTTGATGCAACAGAAGTTTACTCAGGTTGTTATGCAAGATTAACTCTTAACTTTTATGCTTACAATGCTTCAGGTAATAAAGGAGTTGCAGCAGGACTTGGAAATATTCAGAAGTTAGAAGATGGAGAACCATTAGGTGGATTTACTAGAGCGGAAGATGATTTTGACAGTGTTGCAGATGGAAATTCAGCTAATGATGACTTCTTAGGTTAGGAGTAAAAGATGGATATCTTAAGTATAGATGTTGAGACATATTGTGACTTAGATATTAGGAATGTGGGTGCTTATAAATATTGTAGGCACCCATCATTTGAAATATTGCTATTCGCATATGCTTTCAATGATGAACCAGTAGAAATTATAGATTTGATAAATAATGAAGTATTACCGGAAAGAGTTGTTAAAGCTCTTGCAGATTCACAAATAATTAAATCAGCATTTAATGCCAATTTTGAAAGAAATTCTATATATCAATTTTATGGATTCCCTACACAACCAAAGCAATGGCAATGCACAATGATTAAAGCATTAACATTAGGATTACCAGGAAGTCTTGATATGGTAGGTAAGGCAATGCATTTTGAAGAAGATAAACAAAAGATGAAAGAAGGTAAAGCATTAATACAGTATTTTTGTAAGCCTTGTAAACCAACTAAAGTTAATAAAGGAAGAACAAGAAACCTTCCAGAACATTCACCTGAAAAATGGGAGACATTTAAATTATATTGTAAACAAGACGTTGAAGTTGAAAGAGAAATTAGAAATAAATTAGATAGATACCAAACTACTACTAAAGAAAAATTACTATGGAATTTAGATCAAGATATAAATGATAGAGGTGTTAACTTAGATTTAACTTTAGCAGAAAATGCTATTGAATGTGATGAACAATTTAAAGAAAGAATGATTGAAGAAGCTAAGGAGCTTACGGGATTAGATAATCCTAATAGTCTAACTCAATTAAAAAAATGGATAGGTGAAAAAGTGGGTTATGCTGTAGGAAGTATTACTAAAGATACAATACCAACACTTATAAGAGATGCAGAATTTCAGAATAACAAAGAAGTAAAAAGAATGTTAGAACTAAGGCAACTTATGGGTAAAACTTCAACTAAGAAGTATCAAACAATGCTTAATATGAAATGTGATGATGGCAGGATAAGAGGAATACTTCAATTCTATGGGGCAAATAGAACTGGTCGTTGGGCAGGACGTGGGGTGCAGGTTCAGAACTTACCACAAAATCATTTGCCAGACCTAGATAATGCAAGATCACTATTAAGAGAAGGAAAGTTTGAAGATTTAGAGTTTTTGTTTGACAGTATTCCAGATACTTTAAGCCAACTTATAAGAACAGCTTTTATACCGAGTGAAGGTAATAGATTTATAGTTGCAGACTTTTCAGCTATAGAAGCAAGAGTAATAGCTTATTTAAGTAATGAAGAATGGAGATTAGAAGTTTTTAGGACTCATGGAAAGATATATGAAGCTTCTGCATCTCAGATGTTTCATGTACCAATAGAATCTATTAAAAAAGGTTCTGATCTAAGGGGTAAAGGTAAGATAGCAGAACTCGCATTAGGTTATGGCGGAAGTGTTGGTGCACTTACCTCAATGGATAAAAATAAAAGTATTCCAGAGGAAGAATTACCAGGACTAGTTAAGAGCTGGAGAAATGCAAATCTTAATATTACTAAGTTTTGGTGGGATTGTGATAAAGCAGCTAAGAAAGCAATTCAAGAAAGAACAACAGTTACATTACATCATGGCATTAAATTTATTTATGATCCAGGAGTTTTATTTATAGAGTTACCAAGTGGCAGGAGATTAAGTTACTTAAGACCTAAAATAGAACCAGGCCCATACGATAAAACAATAATAACTTATGAAGGATTACAACAAACAAGTAAGCAATGGACCACATTAGAAACTTATGGCCCAAAGATAGTAGAAAATATTGTGCAGGCATTTGCAAGAGATTGCCTAGGAGAAACAATGTTTAATGTAGCTAAAACAGGATTTAATATTGTAATGCATGTACATGATGAACTTATATTAGATGTACCTAAAGGGGTTAGTTCAGTTGATGAAGTATGCGAATTATTTGCAAAACCTATATCATGGGCACCGGGATTACCACTTAAAGCTGATGGATATGAGTGCAGCTATTATATGAAAGACTAGGAGGAATAATTATGAACGATATAGATGATTTCTTAGGATTAGATGAAGAGCCAACAGGAATACCACTTAATGATAGATATAGAATAGAAAGCTTAGATGAACTTAATGTTGTAGTTAAGGAGAAGTATATACCAAAACCTACAGAAGAAAATCCAAGTCCAGAGGAAAAGTGGAGGTCTATTAGCTATCATCCCAATTTAGAATTAGCATTTAAAAGTATAGTAGATAAGGAAATAAATATAACAGCAAGTCTAGGACTTGATGAAGTAGTTAAAAAGATACAGGAACTTAAGACATTTAAAGAGATGATTCAATAAAAGATAGGAGGGGTACAGTTGGAAACTGTAGCTGAGAATAACCTAAATATAAAGATTAAATATGATGGTCAAGTTGCACTAGCAACTGGAAATAGCAAAACATCAAAGCATTGGAAAAATAAATCTATAATGTATTCAGCTTTAGTTGAAAAATTAAATCAGACAACTAGAACCCCTGAAACTTATGCTGAATACAAAAAAATGTCTAAGACAGAAAGAGACAGAATTAAAGATGTTGGTGGTTTTGTAGGCGGAAGTCTTAAAGAAGGTAGAAGAAAAGCTGAAAATGTACAAAATAGAACATTACTAACATTAGATCTTGATTATGTAGATGGTGACATATGGTCCAGTATTGAATTACTATATGATTTTTCAGTTTTAATGTATTCAACTCATACACATGCACCAGATAACCAAAGATTAAGATTAGTAATACCTCTATCAAGACCAGTGCTTCCAGATGAATATCAGGCAATATCAAGAAAAGTAGCTGACGATATAGGAATTGACCAATTTGATGATACAACCTATGAACCATGCAGATTAATGTATTGGCCATCAACTAGTTCTGATGGGGAGTATGTATTTAAGATACAAGATTTACCTTGGCTAAATCCAGATGAAATATTAGATAGATATACATTTGGTTGGGAAGATGTAAGTTATTGGCCAGAAAGTTCAAGAGCTAGGGCAAAATTAAACAAAGCAATATCTAAACAAGAAGATCCTTTGAGTAAGAAAGGAATTATAGGTGCTTTTTGTAGAACTTATAGTATTTCAGAATCTATAGATGAATTTTTATCAGATGTATATGTACCTGGTGCAGATGAAACTAGATATACATTTGCAGAAGGTAGTACTTCTGGTGGAGTAGTTGTATATGATGATAAATTCTCATACAGCCATCATGGAACAGATCCAGCTAGTAATATTTTATGCAATGCTTTTGACTTAGTAAGAATACAGAAATTTGGTGAATTAGATGATGAAGCTAAGCCAGATACTCCTGCAAATAGAATGCCAAGCTTTACTAAAATGAGTGAGTTTGCATCTAATGATAAAAAAGTATTAGTAACTATTGGTCAAGAAAAGATGGCTGCAGCTCAAGAAGATTTTGAAGTTGTAGAAACTGAGGAAGAAGTAAGCACTGAGTGGCTTTATGAACTTGAATATACAGAACAAGGAAAGTTAAGAAGTACAATAAGCAATTTTAGTTTAATACTAGAAAATGAACCTTTGTTAAAAGGAAGAATTGCTTTTAACGAATTTTCTAACAGAGCAAATGTAACAGGTCAGTTACCATGGAGAGCCAAAGGTAATTTTCAGGACTGGGCTGATATAGATGATAGTGGATTAAGAGAATTTATAGAAAAGTATTATAAGATTAATTCTCCTACAAAATGTTCAGATGCACTTACTTTGAGTTTTGAAAGACATAGATTTCACCCTATTAAGGATTATTTAAATGGTCTTTTATGGGATGGCCAAAAAAGAATAGATACTTTGTTAATAGATTACTTAGGGGCAGAAGATAACAATTATGTAAGAACAGTAACAAGAAAAATATTAGTTGCAGCAGTGGCAAGAGTATTTGTTCCAGGGATTAAATTTGATAATATGCCAGTTCTTTCAGGACCACAAGGAATAGGAAAAAGTACTATTATTAAAAAATTGGGTCAAGAATGGTACTCAGATTCTTTAACAACTGTAAATGGTAAAGAAGCTTACGAACAACTTCAAGGAGTTTGGCTTATAGAAATGGGAGAAATGATGGCCACAAAAAAAGCAGATATTGAAGCTACAAAACATTTCTTAAGTAAAACTGAGGATATATACAGAGTTGCTTATGGTAGAAGGACAAGCAGATTTCCAAGACAATGTGTGTTTCTTGGAACTACTAATGACAGGGAGTTCTTAAGAGATAAAACAGGTAATAGAAGATTTTGGCCAGTAGATGTTGGTGTTAATACAATAAATAAAAGTGTATTTGATGACTTAACAAAAGAAGAGGTAGGTCAAGTTTGGGCTGAAGTTTTAGAGTTATTCAATAATAAAGAACCATTATACCTAAGTGGGGAAGAAGAAAAAGAAGCACAAAAACAACAAGAAGCACATTCAGAGGAAAGTGCTAAAGCTGGACTTATAGAAGAGTATCTAAATAAACCTATTACAGATAATTGGTACAGCAAAAGTATTAATGATAGAAGATTATATATACAAGGTGGAGACTTTGGAGATGAACCTCAGGGAGAAATTCAAAGAAGTAAAACCTGTGTTATGGAAATATGGTGTGAGTTATTTAATGGGGATCCAAAACAATTAACACCATTAGTAAGTAGAGAAATAAATGAAATATTAAAAGGGCTTCACGGTTGGAAACAGTATGATGGTAGATTAAGATTTGGAAAAATATATGGAGTTCAAAGAGCTTTTATAAGGGAGGATATATAATGAAGCATAATTGTAAGTTTTGTGAAGGAGATAGAACTATTATAGAAACTAGTGAGGATACGATCGTGTTAGATGGAAATACAATTACACATCATAATTGGTATGGATCTACTGAATATAAGATAAATTACTGTCCCATATGCGGTAAAAGATTAGGAGAGAAAGCTAGTGGAAGAAAGTAGAATTGAGAATTATCTCAAAAGAAGAGTTGAAAAGTTAGGCGGAAAAGCGTATAAATGGGCACCAGTAGGAGTTGTGGGAGTACCAGATAGAATGGTGCTCTTGCCTGGTGGAAAAGTAATATTTGTAGAACTTAAAGCACCAGGTAAAAAAGCAAGGAAGTTACAAGAATATAGGGCCAAACAATTAAAAGATTTAGGTTTTCGAGTTGAATGCTTTGACAATATAGAAAAGATAGATAAATTAGTATCTAACATTGAAATAGCAGATTAAGGTAGAAAGAGTTGATGTAAGCATCCTTAAAATTAACATTAATGAAACTATACAGTAAAGCTTAATTATTGTTATGTTAAAACCAAACAATGAAAAACTAAAATTTAGATTAAGTAAATATAATATGTAGCCTAATAAAGCAGATGAACTACACACAAGGATAGTTCCAATATAACTAAGAATCAATTTATTTTTATCTTCTTTAGATTGAACCTCTTTTCCTTTATTCGTACTGTCCAACTTTAATGAAAATATGGTGATACCTAATGCACCAACAACAAAGGCAATATTTAATGTAAGTTCTGATAATTTTGCTAGATTATCTGGTTTAAAATCAACATAGAAAAAGCAAAAAAATATTGCAATTAAACTTAAAGTATTAATAATACAAAAATATGTTTTTAAATGTTTTAATGGAGTAAATAAAATTTTAGGGATAGAATTTTTATTATTTACATTGCTCATAGTTTTACCTCCTTAGAATATAAGAATAATTATACAATAAATAAATTAAATGGTAAAGAAGGCGGTTATTTGAAATTTAAACCATGGAATTATCAGCAGTATGCAATAAATCACATACTAGAGCATCAAGCCTCAGGTCTATTTCTTGATATGGGTATGGGTAAGACCGTTAGTTCTCTTACTGCAATAGACAATCTATTATTTCTAGGTGAGACAATCAAAGTTTTAGTAATAGCACCTAAAAGAGTTGCAGAAGATACGTGGTCCACAGAAATAGAAAAATGGAATCATTTAAAAAATCTAAGAATATCAACTATCTTAGGGACTCCAAAACAGAGAACAGAAGCAGTTGAAAAAGATGCTGATATTTATGTAACTAATAGGGAAAATGTAGTTTGGTTAGTTGATAATTATTTTAAAAGTTGGAAGTGGGATACTTGTATAATAGATGAATTATCAAGTTTTAAAAGTTCTAAGGCCAAAAGATTCAGAGCTCTGAAAAAGGTAAGGCCATACTTTAAAAGAATCATAGGTTTAACTGGAACTCCTGCACCAAATAGTTTAATAGATTTATGGCCACAAGTTTATCTATTAGATGGTGGCCAAAGATTAGGAAAAACAATTACAGGCTATAGAGAAAGATATTTTACACCAGGAGATAGAAATCAGTTTGTAGTTTTTAATTATAATCTCAAAGATGGTGCAGAGTATGCAATTCATAATAAAATATCTGATATATGTGTAAGTATGAAAGCCAAAGATTATTTAGATCTCCCAGAAAGAATAGATAATAAAATTTATATAGATTTACCTAAAAATGTTAAGGATCAATACAAAGAACTTGAAAAAGATTTAATCATACAACTAGATAATGAAGATATAACAGCTACTAACTCAGCAGTATTAACAGGTAAGTTATTACAGATGTGTAATGGTGCTATTTATTCAGAAGATAAAGAAATTGTTGAAGTACACGACGAGAAGCTTAATGCTCTTATGGATATTATAGACGCAGCTAACGGAAAACCAGTTTTAGTATTTTATTCATTCAAACATGATTTAATTAGAATACAAGAATTTCTTAAGAAGAATAAGTTAAAAGGCCAGGAACTTGATGGGCCAGAAGATATTAAAAAATGGAACAATTGGCAAATACCAATCTTGTTATTACACCCAGCAAGTGCAGGTCATGGACTTAATCTTCAATATGGTGGAAATATTGTTGTATGGTTCGGTCTAACTTGGTCATTAGAATTATATCAACAAGCTAATGCGAGATTACACAGACAAGGACAAAAAGAAACAGTTATTATACATCATATAATTGCTAGAGATACAGTTGATGAAGATGTTATAAAAGCTTTAACTAATAAAGAAGTTAATCAAAATGTACTCTTAGAAGCAGTAAAAGCAAGGTGTATACAATGTGAACAGAAATAATTATAAAATATAAAATCAAGTAATTAGGGACATTTAGTGTGAACAAAAGGTGTGAACAAAACTGTTACAGAGTAAAAATTCTGTTCACATTGTTCACGTTTGAATAAATTACCAGTGTGCACAGTGTGAACAGTAAATAATGCTTTGTTCACACACCTTGTTCACGCGAATAATGTGACAACCATAACGGTTTATAGGGTGAGTGTGTACAATGTGAACAAAATATTATTATAGAGTAATATTTATATAAATAGGCATAATACACGTACCCACATATGCATATACACGCACGCGTGAGAACCTAATAAGAGTTTTTTAACAGATACACGCTTTTTTGTTCACACTGTGCACAGCATTAAAAATTGATATGTTGGAAATCAAAAATTATGAGAAAAGAGAGTAGGTAGAAGTTGGTATGAGATTATTAATGAGAATTTTGAGGAAAAATGAAAAATTGAATATAGATAATACAATTTTAGATTCATTAGGGATTAGACAAAAGCTATCTGAGGAATTTAGAGAAGTGTGTGAAGCAATGTCTAACTATGAATGTGATAAAACTTTAAGTAATCTAAAAGAGATTATAAGAGAAACTTATGATTTAATACAGATGTGTATATTGATCCTGTGGAGATGCCACAGACAGGCTTTAACACTAGATGAGCCAGAACTAATAAACAATATTAATAAAGAGCATAGAGAAAAATTAAGTAAAAGAGAGTGGATCTCTAGCAATGAAATACAAATTGATATAAAGGAGTAGATGACAATGGAAAATAAAAAGCTTATAAATTATGATGATGCAGTTAAGATAGGAATTAGAGAAGGTATAAAATATATCAAGGAACAAGAGTACCATAAGACTACTAAAAGATATGATAGGCGCTTAAGAAATACTAGATTGTTATTAAAACATTATAGATCTCTTAAAGCTCATAATAAAATAGCAGATACATCTACTAATAAAATCTATGAAGAAAATGCAATAGATGTATTAGATAATGTTGAGAGCATTGGTGATGAGGAACAATATGTACAAGCAATAAGTAGAACTAAACTGAGAACCATAATTATAGTAGGTCATGTAAATAAAGTAATGGAGTATTACAAGGCTATATGTAAAAGTGATGGTAAAACTAAAGAAAGAAGATATAACATAATTAAGTTTATGTATATAGAACCATCAAAGGACGATGTAATACCAACTTATGAGGAAGTAGCTGAACATTTTGAAGTAAATATAAAAACGATTAGTAGAGATGTAAGAGCTGCTGTTGAAGATTTAAGCATACTCTTCTTTGGTATAGATGGAATAAAACTATAAAAAAAATATTTTGAAAAGAGGACATAAATTATATTAAAAATGTCCTCTTTATATTTATCTTAATCCTTGTAATATAGCCAATTATTGAAATGTTAACGGTCTAAATAATGTCCGATTATATGGGATTGTTATGGAGTTTATAATAATATACAATAGTATCATGGTAAAATTTAGTTCAGTGAATTACCCTCCTTTCAAAGAAAGACACTTAGATTATTCTAGGTGTCTTTCTTTGTTGGTTATTATAGAAAGTGAGGTGGCATTATGGCCAAACTATCAGAAAGACATAAAAGGTTTTGTGATGAATATCTAATAGACCTTAATGTCACACAAGCAGCTATAAGGGCAGGTTATACACCTAAGTATGCAAATAAAAAAGTTTATGCTTTATTAGATAAGCCAGAGATAAAAGAATATTTAGATAAAAGGATGAATGCCAGAGAGAAGCGCACAGAAATAACTCAGGATAAAGTTTTAAAAGAATTAGCAGCAATAGCATTTAGTAATGCATCAAATTTCTTTAAAGTTATTGATAGAAAAGTAACTGTTAATGGGAATGAGATTTTAGATGCTTATGGCAAGCCTAAGACGTATAAAGATGTTGAATTTATAAATACAGATAACTTATCTGATGATAATAAAAAAGTAATATCAAGTATAAAGCAAGGTGCTAATGGGTTAGAAATAAAGCTTAATGATAAGATTAAAGCCCTTGAACTTGTAGGCAGGCATTTAGGAATGTTTAAAGATAAAGTTGAGATTAATGGGAATGTGAATAATCCCTTTGAAGGATTAACAACAGAGCAACTACTCAAAATGGTAGCTGATGAAGATGGATAGAAAATTAATGTTGTTAGGAGCTAAGATAGAACTTGCAAGACGTGAGTTCTTTTTTTATTGTAATCTAAAAGCACCTAATTTTTATAAGAAAAATAGAAAATACCTAGTAGAACTGTGTAATGATCTTCAGGATTTCTATGAAAGTGATGATGAAGTATTAGTTATAAATGAACCTCCTAGACATGGTAAATCAAGAACAGCAGGTCTATTTGTTGAGTGGGTACTTGGAAATAATCCAAATGAAAAGATAATGACAGGATCATATAATGAGACTTTATCTACTATGTTTTCAAAGAATGTGAGAAACTCAATTCAAGAAGAAAAAGCAGATCAATACAAACTAGTTTATAGTGATGTATTTCCTACTGTTAAAATTAAACGTGGTGATGGAGCTATGAACCTTTGGAGTTTAGAAGGTGGTTATAATAATTACTTAGCTACTTCACCTACTGGAACAGCTACAGGGTTTGGCTGTAGTCTTATGATTATAGATGATTTAATTAAGAATTCACTTGAAGCAAATAATGCAGATGTCAAAGAAAAACATTGGGAGTGGTTTACTAATACAATGCTCTCACGTTTAGAAGAAGGCGGAAAAATCATTATTATTATGACTAGATGGGCCAGTGATGATTTAGCTGGTAAAGCATTAGAGCATTACAAAGAACAGGGTGCAAAGATTAAACATATTAGTATGAAAGCATTGCAGGATGATGGCTCAATGTTATGTGATGAAGTATTATCAAGAAAGTCATATGAAGCAAAGAAAAAAGCTATGGGAGCAGATATAGCAAGTGCTAACTATCAACAGGAGCCTATTGATTTAAAAGGTAGATTATACAATAGTATTAAAACCTATATTGATATTCCAAGAGATGAAAAAGGTAATAGTTTATTTACTGGAATTAATGCTTATTGTGATACTGCTGATGATGGATCAGATTGGTTATGTAATATTATATATGGAACTTATAATAAAGAAGCCTATATATTAGATATAGTATATACACAAGAACCTATGGAAATAACAGAAGATAAAGTTGCTAAATCTTTATATGATAATTTTGTTAATAAGGCATTAATAGAATCTAACAATGGTGGTAAAGGATTTGCAAGAGCTGTTGAAAGAATACTTAAAGAGAAGTATAAATCTAATAAGACTAGGGTTAAATGGTTCCACCAAAGTCAAAATAAAATTGCTAGAATACTTTCTAATGCGACATGGGTTATGGATCATATATACTATCCTAAGAATTGGAGAGAAAGATGGCCTGAGTATTATGATGCTATGATTAAATATCAACGTGAAGGTAAAAATAAGCATGATGATGCACCAGATGCAACAACAGGAGTTGCTGAGAATATGGAAAAGAGAGGACTTAGAACATTCTAGGTCTTATTTTTATGCGTTGGAGGCGATATGTTGGGAGTTAAAAGTATATGGAATAAACTTAAGAAAGGAGTGAAAGCAGGTATGGCAGCAGCACAAGTTAAAAGTATTATTGATGATGAGCAGATTGTTGGAATGATAACTGAGTTTAATATGTCACAAAAAAGAAAACTTATGATTATAGGTTCTAAATATTATGAGGTTGAAAATGATATTTTTAAAAGAAAACTAACAAAAGTAGTTGATGGTGAAACAATAGAAGAAACTTATAAGGCTAATAATAAACTAGCACATGCTAAGTATAAAAACATAGTTGATGAAAAGGTTGCGTACTTGCTTTCAAGACCCTATTCTTTAAATTGTGATGATAAGCAGTATATAGAAAAAATCAAGGATTCGCTAGGAAAACACTTTCAATACAAATTGTCAGGCTTAGGGTATGAGGCAAGCAACAAAGGTATTTCATGGTTACAGCCTTATATAAATGAACAGGGTAAATTTAGTACTATGATTATACCCTCAGAGCAATGCATCCCTATCTGGAAAGACAATAGCCATATGGAGTTAAGTGGCATGATAAGAGTATATGAAACAACTTACTGGGTTGGATCTACTAAGAAAACTGATACTAATGTTGAAGTTTGGAGCGAAGATAGCGTTGTTTATTATACATTAGATGATAAGAAATTGATTTACAATTATGATAAATCTAATGATATTGACAATGGTGGCCCAATAGCACATTTTAAGAGAGATAACGAATGGATTTCATGGGGAAAGGTACCTTTCATACCCTTTAAAAATAACAGGGTGGAAATGCCTGATATTAAGTTTGTTAAGTCTCTATTAGATGAATATGATAAGTCGAGATCAGAAGCAGCTAATTATGTAGAGGATGTAAAGAATTTAATATTTATTTTAAAAGGTTATGGCGGAGAAGATATTAAGGAATTTATGAAACATCTTAATGAAGATAGGGCAATTCCAATTGATGATCCACAAGACGGTGGAGTTGATGCTTTAACTCCTACGATGGACATAACGGCTTTGAGAGAACATTATGAACAACTTAAAAGGGATTTAACAGAAGATGGACAAAGTATTAATAAAGATTTAGATAAGTTTGGTAGTGCACCAAGTGGTGTTGCTCTTAAGTTTATGTATGCAGGACTAGATCTAAAAAGTAATGCATTAGAGGTTGAATTTAAAATGGGTTTTGAAAGTTTATTATATTTTATAAATATATACTTAGGTGAAACAAATCAAGGAAATTATAATAGCGATACAATTAACATAGATATCGAGTTTAATAGAGATATGGAAATTAACGAAAGTGAAATTATTGATAACTGTAGTAAATCAAAAGGCATTGTCAGTGATGAGTTGATATTAGCTAATCACCCATGGGTTAAAGACATAGAAAAGGAAAATGAGGCATTAGATAAGCAGACTAAAGCTAGTTTGCCATTCAAAGATAGAGTTCCTATAAATGAGGGTGATTCTATTGAATAATAGTGAGTATTGGGGAAAAAGAATAGCAAATAATACATGGAGAATTTATAACTCATTAGAGGAGAAAAATATAGCTTTATTAGAAATGTATCAAGAAGCTAGTCTTGAGATAAAAAATGAATTATATAGATTAGTAGAAAAGATTAATAAAGGAAAAGAACCTACAAGAAGTGACTTCTATAAGTTTAACAGGCTGACCAATTTAAATAAAAACTTTGAAGAAATAATAAAGGGGTTAACTTTAGATATTGAACAATTCTATATTGAAAGTAATCTTGAAGGTATAGCAAATGTATATAACAATATAATGTTAACAATGGAAGTTGATGACTTTTCATTACCGAATAAAAAAGCTATGGAGAAAATGCTTAATACTTCATGGGAAGGTAGAAACTTTAGCGAAAGCTTATGGGAGAACTCACAAAAGTTAGCCATGAACTTAAATGATATACTTGTAAATGGTATAACACAGGGTAAAACAATCACAGAAATGGCGGTTCAGTTAAATAACGAAATGAATAAGGGCTTTAATGTATGCCATAGATTAGTAAGAACTGAAACAATGCATACACTTAATGAAAGTACATTTAGAGGTTATGCTGATGCAGGATGCAAAAAAGTTCAATATTGGGCAGCAGAAGATGAGAGAGTATGTGAAAGATGTGGTCCAAAGCATGGAGAAAAATATGATATAGATAAAAGACCTATATTACCACTCCATGCTAATTGTAGATGTACTTACTTACCAGTAATTGAAGGGATTGAGAAGTAGTGAAACTAGAATGCAAAAAGTGTAAAAGTGAAATTCCTATAACAGCTGATATGCTTAAAAGAAAGTACTTAGGTGCAATGTATAGCGAAATATATTATAAATGTCCTAGATGCAATAAAAAATATATCGTAGCTATGGAGAATACTAGGGCTAGAAAGTTAAAGAAACATGGTAATAAAAAAGAATACAAAAATTTACTGGATAAGATTAATGGAAAATAAGCACTTACTTATGTAGGTGCTTTTATTATTGCCTTTTACTACTATACACAAGGCGTAAAAGAATGGATTAGTAAAACTATATAAATGTGGAGCAACTCACGTATAAAGGCGTAAATATAGGAGGAATAGAATATGTTAGAAGCATTATTAAAGAAATTAGGAATTGCAGAAGATGTAATTCAAAAAGTCATTAAAGGAATGTCAGATGAAAAAATTTATACGACTAAAGAAGAAAATATCGAGGATAGATATAGCAAACTTAAAGGTCAAAAAGAAGATTTAGAAACACAATTGTCTACAGCAAATACTACTATTAAAGATCTAAAGAAAAATAATGGAGGCAATGAAACTTTACAAAAAACAATTAAGGACCATGAAGCTACTATTGAAACTCTTAAGAAAGATAGTGAAGCTAAAATAAGAAATTTAACTTTAGATGGAGCTATTGAAAAAGCATTAGTAGGAGCTAAAGCAAGACATAGTGATCTACTATCATCTAAGATTGATAGAGAAAAATTATTGATAAGTGAAGATGGTAAGGTTAGTGGCTTAGATGAGCAGCTTAAAAGTCTTAAGGATGGTTACAAAGATTTATTTGAAAGTACAGTAAGCGGAACAACACCAGAGAACAATGAAAGTTCGTCTAGTGGAATTACAAAAGAACAATTTAATAAAATGGGATATAAGGAAAGAGTATACTTATATAATACTAATAAAGATTTATATACTCAATTAAGTAATCAAGAATAAAGGGAGATGTTTATATTATGGCAAGTACAACAACAAAAATAGCAGATTTAATTAATCCAGAAGTAATGAGGGATATGATCTCAGCAAAAATTCCACAAAAAATAGTGGTAGCACCATTCGCAAAGGTTGATGATACATTAGTAGGACAGCCAGGAGACACTATTACAGTGCCACAATTTGCATATATTGGTGATGCTGTAGATGTAGCAGAAGGGGTTGCTGCTGAAACAGTAAAATTGGCTACTAGTACTACACAAGTGAAAGTTAAGAAGGCAATGAAAGCAGTTGAATTAACAGATGAGGCTGTTTTAAGTGGATATGGCAATCCAGTAGGGGAAACAAATGCGCAGATAGCCAAATCTATTGCAGCAAAAGTTGATAATGACTGTATTGATGCATTATACTTTGCTCAATTATTTTATGATGGCTCAGGGGCTCAAATAGGATATGATACTATAGTTGATGCTATTGATGTATTTGAAGAAGAATTAAATACTGAAAAAGTTATGTTTGTAAATCCAAAGCAAGTAACTAAATTAAGAAAAGATAGTAATTTTATTAGCGCCGATAAATATGCTGGAAATGTAGTTATGACAGGTGAAATTGGTATGATTGCTAATACTAGAATTGTTCCATCAAAGAAAGTTAAGGAATTTTCAGAATGGTACTCAGCATGTGAGGAAGGAACAGCAAGTGCAATTGAAGTAACCTCAAGCAATTTAGCAGATGTACAAAAGTCTTTACCAGATGTAAATATTGGAGATCATGTTCTTAAGAAAACAAGTACAGTTTATTTTAATCCAATAGTTAAACTTCAAAATGATACTGAAACAGAAGAAGATACAGCTGCATTAACAATTTATCTAAAAAGAGATACTAATGTTGAAACAGATAGAGTATCTTTAAGCAGAAAAACAGACATTTCAGCTGATAAACATTATGCAGCTGCATTGAGCAATACATCTAAAGTAGTACTTGCTAAAATTAAGAAGTAAGTAGTAGGTGATTAAATGATTGAAAAGATAATAGAATCTATAAAATTAAGACCTGGAATATCTAATGTTGATGAATTTTTATTAGCTGATATAGTTCAAGATACAGTAATTGAAATATCTGATTACATTAACATTAAAGAAGGAGAAGAACTTCCTTTAGGGTGTACTAGTATTATTAAAGATATAGTTGTTATTAAAGTTAATAAATTAGGTTCTGAGGGTGTATCTAGCGAAAGTTATAGTGGTGTAAGTCAATCTTATATCGAAGATATTCCTAAAGACATATTAAGAAAACTAAAAAGGTATAGAAAGTTACCAAGGTGAGATTATGAGTATTAATTCAAATATGAAACCTATAATGCTACAGAAGAAAGAAAAAGTTAAATCACCTACTGGAGCAAAAAAAGAACAATGGGTGGATGTTAAGGTTATTAATGTTGCTATATACAAAACTAATGATATGTTGAATACAAATAGCACTAAATATAATGAGAGTAGCCATACAGGCATTACATTTTACAAAGATATAAAAGAAAATATGAATAGACTTGTTAAAGATAAGACTGTATATAACGTAACTAGCGCTAATCCACAGGGGCGACTTACTAATTTATTATTGAAAGTAGTTGATACCAATGTCTAATAATAGTGAATTTATAAGGAGCATGGAGAATGCTACAATTGGTATTGTAGGAAAAGTTGCTAAAAATATGGAGATAGCGTGTTTACTTATAGAAGGTGAAGCAAAGAAAGGGTGTCCAGTAGATCAAGGACCTTTAAGAGCAAGTATGCAGCATGATGTTCAGATAAGTGATTCTGAAATAACAGGAATTATTTCTAATAGTTCTGAATATGCACCCTATGTACATCAGGGAACTGGTATATATGCTAAAGATGGGAAAGGTCGTAAAACACCATGGAAGTATCAAGCTAAATCTGGTAAATATAAAGGATGGCATATTACTAGAGGACAAAAGCCACAGCCATTTTTACAGAAGGCAAGAGACAGTAATAAAGATAAAATAGCTAAGATATTGGCAGGTGATTAGATGCTAGAAATAGCAATAAAAAATATATTAGATGAGGTAACAGGCCTAGAAGTTACTCCAGTATTTGGAGTAGGTGAAGGGCCTTTTGTCACCTATACGATAACACCTATTAATGGTGGAGTAGTTAGGCAAAGTCAATGTGAAGTTAAAATTATAGAGAGTGACTTTGATAATGCTTTAGAATTAAGGGGAAAGGTATTAAAAAAATTAGATATGGAAGATAGAGAACCTTCATTAGTGGACCACGATATTGTTTTAAGAAGTGGATTAGCTGGTGGGGGTTCTCTGTTCAATGACAGTATTCAAATGTGGGAAGTATCCTGCATTTTTATTATTAAATGGAGGTGTAAATAATGTCTAAAGATAATAATGAGATAGTATTAGGTGCTGGAGAATTATTTATGTATGAATTCTCAGGCTCAACAATACCAGAACATGATGAGATAGAAAAAGATGAACATAATGTAGGACATTGTAGTGGTGGATTTAGTATTGATTATAAGCCAGAAAAGTATGACGTGGTGAATTCTTATGGAAAAACAGTTAAAAGCTTTATAACTAAAGAAGAATTAACAGCTAAAACAGGAATATTAACATGGGCTTTAAAGAATTTGGCTTTACTTTCTACAGCTAAATTTAAAGAAGATAAGACTAAGAAAACTAGGACATTAACATTTGGTGGTGGAGGTTCTTTAAAAACAGTTCTTCTAAGATTTGTTCACGAAAAAGAAAATGGTAAGAAAATAAGGTTCACTATGATTGGTCAAGGCGGTAATGGATTTTCTTTAGAATTTAATGATAAGGAATTAACAGTAGATTCTGAGATAACAGCTATAGAATATATTAAGAATTTTTTAGCAAGCTTTGAAGAAGAATTGACAGATGAAGAAGCTACTGAAATAAAGGGGGAAGCATAGATGATAAATTTAAATGATTATGAAAATAGAACAGTAGAATTTAAAATAGGTAATAAAACTGTAAATGTGAAAGAGGCTTCTAATGGTCTATATGAAAAAATGGTAAATTATGAAACTATTACAGATAATAAAGAAGCTATAAAAGAACAAAGAAAATTAGTATTAGAGCAATTAAATAGAAATAAAGAAAACATAAAATTTAATGTTTCTGATATAGAGAAATTACCTCAAGCAGCTGTTATTAGAATATATCAAGAAGTTGGTATGTTAACTAGAAAAGCTCTTACTGACCCAAACTAAAAATGCCCCTTCCAGATGATCTAAGAATAAGGGAAGCACTTTTTAATAAGTACTTTCCTGTAGAGGATTGGGAAAGGGCATTTCATCTATGCACAAGCGAGATAAAGAGAATAAGTATTTATACAGGCTTAAGTTTTAAAGAGGTTCAGGAACTTCCATTAAGCCTGTTTTTGTTGTACAGAAAAGAAAGTTGGGTCTACAGCTTTAATAGGACAGAAGAAGGCAAAGAGTTTTTAAAAACTTTATGGAGATTACAACAAACTAAGGCAGATACAAAAGCAATAAGAGAGTTTACAGCAAGGAGGTGATACTTTGGCAACAGGAATTGAGTTGGCACCATTGCAAACTAAGTTAGTAGTTAATGCTACAGAATTTAAAAGTGGAATGTATAGTGCATCTAAAGAAGCTGTGCAGGAAGCTGATAAGATAACTACACAGGTAAATAATAAATTGCAAGGCATAGGCGAGGGGATGTCTAATGTTGGTGGTAAATTAACAAAAGGTGTTACGCTACCATTAGCAGGTGTAGGAATAGCTACAGGTAAAATGGCTATGGATTTTGAAAGTAATTTTGCTAAAGTATCTACCGTATTAGATTCTAATATAGTTAATTTTGATGATTACAAGAAGGATATTTTACAAGCGAGTAGCGATAGTAAAATATCTGTAGATGAATTTAGTGAAGCTGTATACAGTTCTATTTCTGCAAGTGTTGATCAGACTAAAGCAGTTGAATTTACTACAAATGCTATGAAGCTTGCTAAAGGTGGATTTACGAGTGGTGCTAAAGCTGTAGATGTAATGACTACAGCTATAAATGGTTATAAGTTAAAAACAGAAGATGCAACTAAAATATCTGACTTGCTTATTACTACGCAGAATCTTGGTAAGACTACAGTTGATGAATTAGCAAGTAGTATGGGTGCTGTTATTCCAGTTGCTAGTGCTGCCAATTATAGTATTGAGGAATTAAGCACAGCTTATGCACTTATGACTAAGAATGGTATCGCTACGAGTGAAGCAGGAACATATGTTAAATCTATGCTTAGTGAAATAACTAAGAGTGGTTCTATAACAGATAAAGCACTTAGAGAATTAACTAATAAGGGCTTTGCTGATCTAAAAAAAGAAGGAAAAAGTACTACTGAAATTTTTAGTATGCTAAATGAATATGCTAAGAAAAATAATATAACTCTTAAGGATATGTTTGGATCTGTAGAAGCTGGTTCTGCAGCTATGGTTTTAGCTAGTGGAGAGGGGAAAGAATATAATGAAATCTTACAAGCTATGGGAAGTAGTGCAGGGGCAACTCAAAGTGCGTTTAATAAGATAGATGCAACTCCAGCAGAACAACTAAAAGGATCATTAAATAGATTAAAAAATGAGGGTATCAAGTTAGGTGAAAGCTTGATACCTATGGTCAATAAAGGAGCTGACTTAGTAGGAGCTTTAGCAGAAGGTGTAAATAGTTTAACAGCTGAACAGCAAGAAAACTTAGTTAAATGGGGCATGGTAGCAATTACTGTAGGCCCAGCATTAAAAATTATAGGTAATGGTATTTCTACATTTTCTACATTGAAAACTACAGTAAGTGGAGTATCTACAGCTTTAGGATTATTTAAAACTGGTGCAACTGTGGCAAGTGTAGCAACAGAAGGAGTAGCAACAGCAGCTGCAACAGCTGGAGGTGTAACAGCACTTGGTGGACTTGCTACAAGTTTAGGAAGTGTAGCAGTAGCATGTGCTCCAGCAGCACTAGCAGTAGGAGCTGTAGCAATAGCAGGATATGAAATACACAAAGAACTTAGTGAAGAAGTTATCCCAACTGTGGATTTGTTCGCTGATAAAGTAACAACAGCATCAGGTCAAGTAACTATGGGCTATGCGGGTATGGCATCTAATGCTGGTAATAGCGTAGTAAAAATAAGTGAAGCAACTCAAACAGCGGTTCAATCATATATGGATATGGATAATCAGACTACACAGGCATTATATAATCAAAAAGTTAATCATGCTGTTATTACTGGAGAAATAGCTAATGATACGGTAACTAAATTTCAAAATATGGGTCAGACTATTAAGGATTCTTATAAGAGTAGTTATGATGAAATGTACAATACTACTTATAATTTCTTTGCAGAAAATAGTGTTTTGACAGAGCAAAAAGAAACAGAAATATTAAATAATATAACTACTAAGCATCAAGAGAGAGAGCAAGTTATAAGCCAGTCAATGGTTAGAATACAAGAAATATACACTAATGCTAAAGAGCAGAATAGACAGTTGACAGAAGCAGAAATGACTGAAATAAACACAATTCAACAACAAATGAGGGATAATGCCATAACTACTTTAAGTGAAACAGAACAAGAGGCAGCTGTAATTAGAGAAAGGATGAAAGAATACCAAGGACGATTAACCGCTGAAATGGCTTCTGAAATGATACAAAAAGCTAATGAAGCTAAAGAGGGAGAAATTAAAGCGGCCAATGAAAAGTATGAGGAAATAATAAAACAGGCAGCAAGATTAAAAGAAGCTGGTCTTATTACAGAACAGGAATATAAAGATATGGTTACTTCTGCTCAAGGGGCAAGAGATGACCAAGTAAAAGCAGCTAATGAGGCTTGTCAGGGTGTAAAAGATGAAATAAGTAATGCAACTCCAGGAATAGGTAGTGAAGTAGATTTACAAACAGGAAGAATACAAAGTAGCTATGATAAATTAAAAATTGGTTTATCTGGATTTTTTAAGTGGTTATTTGGTCAAAATGATGAAGCAGATAATAAAGCAAAAAGCTTAAATATAAATGGCTATGTAGCTAAAGACCACCCAAGCCCACATTATAATGGACTTAATTATGTTCCTTATGATGGGTACAGTGCAACATTACACAAAGGAGAAAGAGTGCTAACAGCTAAGGAAAATAAAGAGTATATACAAGGAAATAGCACATCTAGTAATGGGCTTACTCTTAAGATAGAGAATTTTAATAATAATAGAAATACAGATGTTAAACAGCTTATGCAAGAAGCAGAATTTTATAGGAAGACTTGCACAATATAGGAGGTAGGTTATGTTTATATTTAATAATATATCTAGTGAAGATATGGGATTAATAGTGCAAGAATTACCACCTATATCTACACCAGAGGAAACAATAAATAAATCAGATGTTCCAGGCGGAGTTCCAATATTACAAAATTGTGGGTATGGTTTACTAGAAAAACCTTGTACTTGTCATTATGAAGGAAATAATCCAGATAAATTATTACAATGGCTTAGAGGTAGCGGAAAAGTAATTTTTAGTAATCTTAAGGATAGATATTATAAATCTTATATAGGAAATAAAATACCTTTAGAACAAATTTTAAGGAATAAATTATATAAATTTCCTGTGATTTTTATCTGTAAGCCTTTTGGCTATTTACTAGATGGAGATATACCAATTATGGTAACTAAACCAACTAAATTGAATAATGTTAAATGTAATCATAAGTCTTTACCTACTATAACTATAAAAGGAACTGGATCTGCTATTTTTACTATAAATAATAGAAGTTTTAAAATCACTAATATTAATGGAGAAATTACTATTAATAGTGAAAAGGAAAGTGTATTAAATGATAGAGGAGAATATATGGAAGGTGAATTTCCTTATTTAGATCCAGGAGAAAACCTTATTACCTGGATAGGAAATATAAAAGAAGTAACTATAATTCCTTATTGGAGGACATTTATATGATTAATTTATATGGAAAGAATGAACCTAATTTTAAGCATAATAAATATGTTTTAAATGAAGCTATTAAATGTGAAATTGCAGAAGAAATAAATAACGGTTATCATATTAACCTGGAATATCCATTACATGATCGTAAGAATTTAAGTAATTTATTTGTTCCTGGTGAAATTGTAAAAGTTCCATCTTGGGATGATAGAGAGCCACAACTATTTGTAATTAGGAGATTTAAGCCTAGTTTAAATAATAGTATTAATGTATATGCACAACATATATTTTTTGCTAAGATGGATGGAAATGTTGTATTAGATACTAATATACAAGGAAAAACTAGAAAACAGGCTATACAACAGATATTTAATAATACTATTAATACACATAAATTTAATATAGGAAATAAAGATAAGAGCACAGATACTAATAATTTAAGGATTGTCAGATATTCTGTGCTTGATGCTTTAGTTGGATCTAAAGATAATACTATAAAAAATAGATATGGTGGGGAGTTAGTACCGGATAATTTTACTGTAGACTTTGTAGATAGACGAGGTAAAGATACTGGAATTAAAGTAACTTATGCTAAAAATATAACTGGTGCAGAAGCTACTTTTGAGGATATAGATTTAATTACTGAAGTAATTCCAGTAGGATCTAATGGTTTGATGCTTCCTGAAAAATCTATTAAGGCTAGCAATTTTGATGATAATAATCCTTATACTCGTGTAATTGAATTTAGTAATATTGAAGTTGTTGAGCCACAGAAAGATAATGATGGAAATATTACTAATGAAGATGAAGTGTGTACAGAGCAACAGGCTATAGAGAAGTTAAGAAAGGCATGTTTAGATAAGTTTAATATAGAACATGTTAATGAAATTAATTTTAATCTTAATCTGAACTTTATAGAATTATGTGATTGTATTAATTTTGAAGGAAATGACTACTCTGATATTAATTCTAGGGTTGCCATAGGAGATACTATTGATGTTAATATTAAACCATTTGGAGTAATACAAAAAGGGCGAATTTATAAACTTACTAGAGATGCAATAACTGGCAGATTAATATCTTGTGAAATAGGATATAAACGTGGAAATTTGGCTGATACTATAAATAAAACCAATGACAAGATAGAAGAAACTAAGGATGAATTAAGTAAAAAAAATAATAATTTAAAAGTAACAATGGAAAAAAGAGATTCTGAAATTGAGTTATCTGTTAAAAATGAAAAAAAGGATAGAGAAGCATCTATTAAAGTGTTAGATGGGAAAATAGAAGAGAAGGTAAGTGAGGATGATTTTAGTACTTATAGAGAACAAACTGCTAAAGTTATAAGGGAAAAAGTGAGTGAAGGTGATTTTTCTACATTAGTTGAAAAGAATGCTAAAAGTGTATTAATTGCTATTAAAAATGAGACTGAGATGAATGTCATTTTTGATTCAGAAGGTCAAACTATTAAAAATGGTGCATTAATAGTTAAAGATAGCAAAGGAAATACAATTATGAGATTTAATAAAGATGGAACTGTAGGTGTACAAGACATTGAAGTAATTAAAAGAGATAAGTATAGTGCACTATATAGAACATTATCTAATATGGATGAATTATGGTTTCGAGATGTTGGAATAGACCATTTAGTTATTGAAAATGATGCTTTTTATATTAAAGATGATGATTTTGGAAAGGGATATAACTTAAAGCACTTTATAAGAATGGTATTAAAAGATGAAGGGTTAATATAAGAGGTGATTAAATGATACAAGAATTACAGACAGGACTATTAGATATTAATAATAAATATAATGTTGATTTTAGTTGTAAGCAATTAGATGATATTATATTAAAAATAATAGTTTATGATAAGAGTTTACCTGCTGATTTATCTAATTATAATGTTAGATTAAAAGCATTTAAAGCAGATCAAGTACCTTTGATACAGAATACTAATATTACTATTAAAGATAATGTTGTAACTATAAAAGCAGATAAGCAATTAACAACAACAAATGGAATAGTTAAAGCGGAATTACAATTTATTAATAAAACTACTTTAGAAAAGAAAAGTACATTTTATATAAATATAGAAGTGGTAGCAAGTGTGTTAGATGTAGAGGGAACTGTAAGCACACCTACTTGCACTATCTTGGAAGAAATAGATCATAAGCTTGATGAAATAGAAAATATAGGACAAGTATTAGATGAGGCTAAAGATGTAAGAGATACACTAACTAATAAAACTATACCAGCAGCAACTAATATTAATAGCAAATTAGAAAGTAATATTAATTCAGCAAATACTAAGATAACAGAAGTAGAGAACATTATATCTAGTGCTACAAGCAAAATAGAAGAAGTTGAGACAAGTATCAATAATGCTGATTCTAGCAAAAAGGAATTGGATCTAAGTAAAACTAATGCGGATATTTCTAAAGAAAATTTAGATGCCGCTAATGTACAAGCAGAGAAGAATATAGAAGAATTAAATTCTCTTGGTAATGTTACAGATTTAGCTAAAAATGTACAAACTAATACTACAGATATAGGAACTTTAAAAGAGAATGTACAAACTAATACTTCGCAATTGAAAGAAATTGAGAAAAACAAGGTTGATAAAACAGCATTAAATGATTGTGTAATTCTTAAAAGAACAGGAGTATTGTTAAATGGTAACGCAAATTTAAATTCATCAATTTTATATGCTATAGGAACTTATTATTATCCTGATAATGGGCATACCATATATAATTCGCCAACTACGGACAGATTCAAAATGACTGTTGAAGAAATTGGTATTCCTCAAGTTCTATTACAAAAGATAATAACAGGTAACACTGGAGCAGGTGTTAAAATTTATACTCGTTATGCTAATTTATCTACTAATACCTTTTCAGAATGGCAACAACTAGCTACTGTGGATGATACGGGTTGGATTGATTTACCTTTATTAAATGGGGCTACAACAACATCTGATAAAGCTATATATAGAAGAATAGGCAAGATGGTTTACTTTAAAGGTGTAGTAAATAATATAACCACAGACAATTTTATTTTTGGAAATTTACCTATTGGGTTTAGACCAAATAGCAAATCAGGTGGGCCAAACATACCAGTACCATTATTTTTACCAGGAGAAGATATTCCAAGTAGATTAACTGTTTACCAAAATGGGAATTTACAATTATCAAAAAAAAATGATAAGAATACATGTTATTTAGATGGTGTTATGTTTGTTTTAGATTAGAGAGGAGGTATTTTATGCTAGATAAAAGTATAGTAGATTTAAAGGGTAATATAATTTATTCACACATTTTAATGGATGGAAATAATAATATCTTATTTTCAGATATAGAAATAGAAATTACGGAAGATATGCAGATAGTTGATATGCCAAATAAAACTTATATTAAACCTAAATGGACAGGCATAGAGTGGACGGAAGGTGCAACACAAGAAGAAATTCAAGAATGGGAAGAAAGTAATAAGCCTAAACCGAAAGAACAAACAGAAGTTGAACAGTTACAAAAGCAGTTGTTAGAAACTCAAAATATGTTATTAGAATTACAAGAACAAATATTATTAAATAAACAAATAAAATAAGAAAGGAAGTATGTATAATGTATACAGTAATTGAAAACTTAATTAATTTTAAATTTTATGAAAATGTGGAGGAAATAGGTCGTAAATTAACTTTGTATAATTCTTATAAGGCTTTATCAGATGAAGATTATAAAAAATTAATGGATTTAGCAATTGAGAAATATGGAATGATTAAAGAGGAAAAACCAGTTGAAATAGAACCAACTAAACCTAATATAGAAACAGAAGATAAGAAAGTAGAAAATAATACAGAAACAAAATAAATATAAAATGGCAATTTTAATAACTTATTAGGGTTGAAAAACGTAGTAAACATGAGTATTTAAGAGGATAAAGAAGTTGTTAGAGACGGTAAATTAGATTTATGGTCTTTTTTATCGTCTCTAAAATTAATAATTTTAAATTAACTATATGATTAAAAGTAAAAATTTACTAAATTTCTTAGATATAAAGGAATTTGTATTACGATTATTGTTGGATTTTACCATATATAAAGTTAAAATAATTTATGAACGCGTTCAATAATGGAAATAAGGGAGAAATAATATATAATGAAAAATTGTTTTAAAAAAATACTTATAATGTTTGTAATGGTATTAACTATTATGAGTGTAGGAATAATAAAAAATGAAATTGTAGCTAATGCGGCTACTGTTGGAGAGCAATTGTTACAACCAGAAGAAGGTTGGAGAAGATATGATGATGAAGATGGCAATATTAGTTATATTGGAGATGGATGGTATTATGGAACTAATATTGAGTCACAAAATGGTATGTTACATGCTAATATAGGATATGGAGAAGCAAGATTTAATTTTACTGGCTCAAAGATACGAATTATTTCAAATGCGAATCAAGAAACTGGATTCAGTGATAATATAAAAATAACTATTGATAACGAAATAATTGATACTTATTCACAAAATATAAAAGCAAAATCAGAGGGTATGATACTATTATATGAAAATACTTCATTAAAAAATGGAGAACATACAGTAAAAATATCAAAAGAAGATGATGGTAAATATATTGAAATAGATATAATAGATATAGATGGCACATTATTACCATATAAAGAAATAGAACAACCTGATAAATCAGATGAGAGTGAACTAAATAAAGCAAAAGCATTATTGATAATAAATTTAGTTAATGGAGAAACAAAAGTATACTATGTGTCAAGTCCAGAAGCTAAAAAATTTTTAAAATGGTATGATGATAATGATACTCAAACATATACATTTAAAAAAGAAGTTAATTCACAAATGTTAATAAGTGAATATGTTGTACATGATAAGATAGCAATGTTTGAGATAAGAAAGTATTAATATAAAAGTTTATGAAAGGCACTTATATTACGTAGGTGTCTTTTGTTATACAAAAAAATATTAGGAAGGTGTTATATGAATGATGAATTGCTAAAAGATAAACTAGAAACACATGACAGAAGACTTAATAATCATGGGGATAGACTAGATAAGCTAGAACAGGATAATGCAAGTTTTAGAACAGAACTAAAAAATTTATGTGATAATTTAAAACAACTAACTGGAGTACTTAAGTGGTTAATTGCACTTGGAATAAGTACTTTAGTTGGTTTTTTTATTTATACAATACAAACAGGGATATTTAATAAATAGGAGGAATGTAAAATGGATTTAACAAATTTAATGCAATTTATACCAGGAGAATTAGCTATAGTTATTGTAGCGACTTATGTTATTGGAGTATTTCTTAAGAATATAGAAAGTGTTAAAGATAAATATATTACTGTAGCACTAATGGTATTTGCAATAGTATTTTCTATGGTTATAAGCGCCCCTAGTGCAACAAGTTTCTTACAAGGTGTATTATGTTGGGGCGTGGCTGTAGGACTAAATCAAACAGGGAAGCAATTAAATAAACAAGAGTAATTTAGGTAGCAATTATAGCTACCTTTTTTGTTATATAAATAAGGAGGAATGTATAATGTCTAATTGGAAATGGTGTGTAGAAGATTCGGATGGAAAGGTTATAAAAGGTTGGTACAAAGATGGTGACAATTGGTACTATTTAAATGATGAAGGTGTAATGCAAACAGGGTGGTTAGAAGATAAAGATGGTCGTTGGTATTACCTAGATTCTAATGGAGCTATGAAAACAGGATGGTTAAAGGATAATGATAAATGGTATTACTTAGAGACTAACAGTACAGGCTATAAAGGAGAAATGTATGGAAATCGTACAGCTATTATAGATGGTAAAGAATATAGTTTTAATGGTTCTGGTGCATGGATAGAGGATAGTTTAGTAAGTGCTAAATGTATAGAGTTTATTAAGAGTTGGGAAGGTTATTTTGCTAAACCTTATTACGATTGCGTAGGAGTTAAAACTCTTGGCTATGGACTTACAGGAGAAGAAATAGAGGGGATAAATCATGTTACAGAAGAACAGGCAACAGAAATGCTTAAAGATTGGATTAACAAGAAGTATTCTCCACCTATAAAGAAAGATTTAGATTCTAAAGGTATTACATTAAAACAACATGAATTTGATGCATTAGTAAGCTTTGCATATAATTGTGGTACTGGTGGATTACTTGGTTCTACATTATATAAAAATGTATGTGCAGAAATAAGGGATAAGAATACTATTACTTCTAATTTTCAAGCTTGGAGTAATGGTGGAGGAAAAAGGATTGAAGGACTTTACAGGCGTAGAACTAAAGAAGCAGCTATGTTTTTAAATGGAGATTACACAGGTAATGTTTAAAAAATAAAGAATATAACAATAAATTAATGCATATATTTATATATATACATTTCATTCTTCATGTAGGTAAACTGTATAGTTTAATATCCTAAATAATTAAAAGAAGTAGTAGTATTCATTTTTTATATACTACTACTTCTTTTATTATATAATTTAAAAGCAATATTAAGGAACAATTAATTTTATAATGAATATATTAATATTATAGCTCAGTTGTTAGAGTTGTATAAGTTGGTATTAATTTCTATACTAATATATATATATATATATATATATATTATTAAGTTTAAAAGGATATAAGAAATCACCTTTTTATAATGGATTATAAATTTATTTTCATATGCCACTTGCATTTTTATTACGTGTCTATAGAAGTTTGTGACTTAAAATATTTTAGATAGTTGGTTTTATGCAATAAAATAGTATATAATAAATATGCTGAATTACACAAAATTAGAAAACACTTAGGAGCAGTATGTAGATTAAATTCTATGTACTGCCCTTATTTTTTCCTATTCTTTATAAAAAACCTAAAGACAAAAAAGGGGCTTAATTCCGATTCTTTAGATATTTTTAAAATTAAATTTATAGTTGGATTACATTTATCTGGATGGTTTTCTAATTTACTTACATAGCTTTTGCTTATTCCTATTCTTTTGGCAAATCTCAATTCTGTTAGATTTTTTTCTACTCTTTTCTTCTTTAGCATATAATCACCCTTAAAATTTCATTGTCGAAAGTTTACTGGTAGTGAACACTTTTTAAGTTATAATGGTTTTCAAGAAGTGCTCATGTGGAATAATTCATTTTATTTAAATTTATTATGTGCAAAAATAAAGAATATATCAATAAAAATTCTCTTATAAAACACAAAATTAATATCACAATCCTAATTCTTGTAAAATTTAGAATTAGAGGTGATAGGCAGATGCTAGGTGAGAGATTAAAAGAATTAAGAGATGAGATGGAATTAAAACAAGAAGATGTTGCAACTAAATTAAATATAGGGCGAAGCACTTATGCAAATTATGAAACAGAAAGAGCTGAACCAGGAATATCTGTGTTAAGAGATATTGCGAGTTTCTATAATGTAAGTATAGATTTCTTATGTGGGTACACAAATATAAGAGAACCTTACATTAAAGATAAAAGAAAATCAGAATATATTAATGATTGTTTAAAGACTTATGAAAAATTTTTAAAATAATTTTTTTTCTTCGCACTTTCTAAGTATTGTGAAGTTATATGTGAATTACAGAATTCCTTTAAACATAGGTATTATTAACTTTTGCATAAGTTTCTTTATAATTTAAATACTTCGCGCTTTATTGATATTGTGAACAACTATACTTGACACAGTCGTCAAGTGACGTCATATCAAGGGTTGACAGGGATTTTTGAGTTGCTATAATTAATCACAGAGGTACTTCTAAAATATTAATAATTAAAAATAATTACATGATCTATTTTATGGATCAAGAGAGTTAATATGGAGGGAAAATTAAAAATGAGAAAATTACATGAAACAAATAGCGGATTTTATTTAGATGTTTTAGAAGATGAAGAAGAAAGATTAATAGATAAATTATCGGATACTTTAGTGGGAGAAGATAAGTACTTATTTTTTAGATATGTAGCTGTTAGAGATATTATGAATAAAATAAAAACAGCTTAATTTTAAGACCTGGATTTTATTATCTAGGTCTATTTTGTTCACACCTATAAATATACAAGTGTGAACAATGTGAACATAATTTATTGTTTTGTATACACTTCTGTTCACGCTTCAAAAATTAGTAGCGGTCAAGCTTTAAATACATAATGTGTACAATGTGAACAAAATATAATTTATATAGTATATTTTATAAATAGGCATATATACGTATAATACACACGCCTAATACACGTATATATGTATATAAAGAAAATTTGTTCACATTGTAACACTTGTATATTTGACAAAATTTCCATATATTATAGAATTATATTATCAGAAATGAGAGGGGTTTAATATATGAAAAAGAAAATAATAAGTGCTTTACTATGTGGATTAGTGGTTTTTAGCTTTATTGGGTGTGGGAGTGGTAATACTAAAGCTCAAGCTAAGGAGCCAACTAAAGAAGAATTACAATTACAAAAAGAAAAAGAAAAATGTGATTATATATTAAATAGTGATAAATCATATCAGGAATTGAATGATGAAGAACAAGGTGTGAATTATCTGTATATGGACAAATTGATAAAAGGTGAAGTTGAGTATGACCTTCAATACAAAGAAAGAGTAGAAACATTAAAGCAACAAAAACAAGAAATAGATGATAAAAGAAATGCAGAGAAGAAAGCAGAAATGGACGCTTTATATAGCCATGTAAAAGTAGCTGAGAATAAAGAAACAGCAATTAAAGAAGTGGAATCATCAATACAAAATAATTTAGATAGCACTAAATTTGCTGGTAAATATAAGCTAAATGTTTTTGATACTTTTGTTAGTATAGATTTTGATAGCGACATAAAATTATCAGATGTTTCTAAAGGAGAATTAACTGCTATTACCAGAAACATATATGATTATTTTTCACAAGCTGGGTTATCAAGAACTGAAACAGAAGTCAAAATGCTATCAGTTTATTTTAAAATAGAAGGTAAGAAGTTTACAAGTAATTGGACATTAGGTAGTTCTCCAAAAGATGATTGGAATAAATAGAATGATATAAATTTAAATAATATTTTTAAAATTAAAAATAAGGTTGTTCATAAAGGGGAATTAAAATGGGGGATTTAAGACCACCAAGAAGAAAAAAGCAGAATATAAAAGTAAGGATACATTACCCAACTACACCCGAAGGTATTGAGGAGTTAAAAGAAAGTCAAGCGGGAGCAATGCTCAGCATATTAGAGGAACGTTTTGGATCTGATGGGTTAGACTATGTTATGGAAGAACTTAAGAAGAAAATAGGTTATACACAATAAGATGAAAATAATTTTAGGTACTGATATTTATTGTAAGAATAAAGGATGTAGTAAGGACCAGATGTGTTAACTTTTAATTATTAACACATCTTTAACACATAAGTTATTTTTTTAGATAGATATTTATAAACACTTATACTACATTAATTAAGTAGTATAAGTGTTTATAAATACTTATAGTCACTTACCAAATCATGCAAAGGAATTGTGAAGATTGGACTACTAAAATAGTATAATATTTAACAATTTAAAGAATTAATTCCTATAGTTGACAAAATTGTATTGGGTATATATAATACAAGATAATGTAAATATGAATTATAAGGAGCTTTTTATGATGACGAATATAAACTTAACTAATGACTTAAAATTAAATATTTATTTTGAGTTTTGCTATTTTAGTTAGGTTTGTATATATGATAATGTAATCATCATAGATACAAACCGTAGGTTTTGTATCTATGATGGCTAAGCTTAACTCGTTATGTGAATTAATTTGTTATCTAAGCCACATAGATTGATACTATGTGGCTTTTTTATGCTAGATAAAGAAAAGCCACGTAGAAACACTATGTGGCTTTTTATATATCAAAAATGAAAGAGGGATGTTTATGAGAAAAAATACAGATATTATTATTATTGGTTTTGCAATATTTTCAATGTTTTTTGGAGCAGGAAATTTAATATTTCCACCATATATAGGAATGGCTTCGGGAAATGGGTGGCTAATAAGTTTCTTAGGATTTATTATTTCAGATGTAGGCATGATACTATTATCAATTAATGCTATTGCAAAGGCAGGTTCTTATCAAGCAATTTTAGGGAGGGCAGGTAAGAAATTTGGATTTTGGTTAGAATTTATTATAATGCTTTGTTTAGGTCCAATTCTTATTATTCCGAGAACTGGTGCAACAACTTTAGAAATGAGTATTAGTCCATTATTTAATTCTGTTAATCCTATTATATTTTCAATTTTATTTTTTGGATTGACACTAATTTTAACGGTAAAGCCAACTAAGGTTGTAGATGTTATAGGAAAATTTTTAACCCCTATGCTTTTAATTGCTTTAGCTATATTAATAGTAAAAGGAGTAGTTTCACCTTTAGGTAAACTAAGTAATGCTATTGATTTAGAATTATTATTTGCAAATGGACTTGCTCAAGGATATCAAACTATGGATGCACTTGGGGCAGGGGGAATTGCTGCATTTATTATGGCAACATTTTTAGCGAAAGGTTATAAAGACAAAAGCGAAATTGTAAATCTTACTGCAAAAGCCTCTATAGTTGCAGGGACTGGACTTATAATAGTATATGGCGGTTTAACATACTTAGGAGCTACTGTATCTAATGTGTATGATGCCAACATATCTCAAACTACATTATTAATTAGTATAACAAAGCAATTATTAGGAGAACAAGGTGCAATTATATTAAGTTTGGTTGTTGCTTTTGCTTGTCTTACTACGTCAATAGGATTAACATCTGTCACTGCTAAGTATTTTGAAGATGTTACTAATAAAAAAATTAAATATAAAAATATAGTTGTATTTATTTGCTTGTTTAGTGCTATTATTTCTAATTTAGGTGTTGATAGAATAATTTCTATAGCTGCGCCTATACTAACTGTACTTTATCCGGTAACTCTTGTATTGGTTTTAATGGCATCATTTAAAAAGATATTTACTAAGAATTCTACTTATAAGGGGGCAGCATATGCAACTTTAGTTATAAGCATTATTACTGTTATTGATAGCTTAGGTGTTAACATAAGTTTTATACATAGTCTTCCTTTTGCTAGCTTAGGATTAAATTGGGTTATACCTGCAATAATAGGAGGTATTGTTAGTAATTTAATTAGTAATTTTAAGGAGAAAAATTCCATGAAGTTATTAAGGGAGTAG